CCAAAGTTACAAACCATCAACAAAAAGAATACACGATCAGTTAGAGCCACAAAGATGCTATGTAGTTGGTACAGCTCATTCTGAAGGATCTGGTTATCCAGAAACTTGGGCAGATCAACCTTTCTCAAGCAATCATGGGTTAACTCAAATTTGGAAAACTTCAATGGCAATGACTAATACAGCCAGAGCTACACAATTGAAATTTGACTCAAGTGAGTGGGCACGTGTTTGGAAAGAGAAATTAGTTGAGCACAAATGGGATCTTGAAACATCATTATTGTTTGGTTCTCAATATTCAGAATCTTCAACTGGCATTCAATATACTCAAGGTGCTGCTGATTACATTCTTAACTATGGTAATTCATTTACTCTTAGCACAGAAAGTACTTCAGCTGATGACTTTTTAAATGACATGTCTAATTATGTAGATCCAAGATATAACGGTAATCAAGCTACAGTTTATTTCTGTAATACTGCTGTTTATAACTGGCTACACAAATTAGGCGGTTACTTTAAAAATAACCTAGAGCTTTCTCCAAACCTAAATGCTGATATGGCTATTTCAGGTAAAAAGAAAGTATTCGGTGTTGACATTACTGTAATTACTACTCCTTATGGCGATATGAATGTTGCTCGTAATATTCACTTAGATGGTACAAATGTGAAAATGATGGGTATAAACATGAAAAACTGTTCTTGGAGACCATTAGTAGGAAACGGTGTTAACAGAGACACATCAGTTTACGTAGGAGTTCAAACATTAGAGAACTCTGGGGTCGATCGTAGAGTTGATTTAATATTAACTGAAGGTGGTATGGAATGGCGTATGCCTGAGTCCCATGCTATCTGGAAATAAGGAGATAGAAAATGGCAAATCCAATGTACGGAGCGAATAAGCTCGACAATAAAGTAGACGCATTAGTGACAGCTTATGATTCTGAGAACGTACTGCTTTCTAATAGAGTTAAAGTGGCTGAAGTTGCTTTATCTGCAGCTGATACTTCAGGAACAACAGCAGGTGCTTTATTCACTTGGCAAAACAATGAAGGTGTAAGTGTTATCGTAACTAAAGTGGTTATTGATGCAACTACTCAAGCTTCTGGATCATTAACTGTTGATATTGGTAGTTCGGCTACTGTTGCTAATTCAGATAATATCTTTACTGCTTTAGACTTAGGTGCAGCGGCTGGAACATTTGGTTCAGATGACCCAGTATTAGGTGGCACGAATACTCGAGCAGCATCTACTGCTAAAGTAGCTAATGGTAAGTATATATTAGGTACTAATGCTTCTGGTGACTCAACAGGTCTTGTTGGAACTGCGTATATTTTTTACTATACGTTGGCAGCTTAAGGAGGTAGAGAATGGCTAATGCAAAAGTAGGAGCTTCTGCTGGATGGCACGGTAATTTTGTTGAATCAGTTACATTTGCAACTGGTGATACGACTTACAATATCGTTCCAGGAGATGCTGGTAAAACCTTTATTTTAAAAGGTTCTGTTGGCACAATAAATCTCCCTGCTTTAGCTGATGTTGACCCTGGATTTCAATTAACGATTATCTGGGGTGCAGCTATCGATTATGTCATAGGTAACGGTGATAGCAAAATCAAAGGTCTCGTAGCAATCACTGCAGGACCTGCAATACAGGACGTGAGTGGTAAATCCACAATAGAGCCAGGTACTGGCGCTCAAGGCGATCACTTTAAATTTGTTACAGATGGTAGTAATTGGTACGTAACAGGCTTTAGCAAGGCAGCAATAAGCTAAAATAAACAAAATGGCAAAGCCCTCAACTTGGAGAGTCTTCCTTCCCTGAGTTGGGGGTGGAGCCTAATAAAAAGGAATAAATTAATTGGATTTTAAAGCACAAGTAGAATCTTTAACAGGATTAACTATATCAGGTAGTGGAACTACCCCAACAGAAACTGAGTTATCTCAATTTTTAACTGATGGAGTTAAAGATGTGGTTAATAAATTCCTTTTAATTATGCCTAATGAAGCGTATAAATTTAGCCAAACTCAAGAATGTACTTCTACAGGGCTTCCTGTTATTGGAAGGATATTAGGGGTAGTAAGAGAAAATGGCTCTGCTGACAATTTGAGGGAATGTACTGAGATATCCCCTACTCATAGAACTATGTCAAAAGACTCAACAAGTTTACATTATAGAAGTAAAGTTAATCCTGGGTATTACACATTAAATAGTAATGTATTTATTATCCCAGACCCAAATGACAATGGAGAAAGAGCTTATGTAACTCATATTTGGTATCCAACTGTTTTGCATGGTGATTCTGCAATAGGAACTAGCACTACTACTAAACAATCAGATGACATAGAATGTACAAGACCTACAAGCGGAGATCCTTCTCAGTTTAATAAAACAAGTCATCCATTTGTAGAAGGAGATAAAGTTTTATTGTCAAATTTTACTCAAGCAACAGATTTAAATGGAATTTCAGCTACGGTAAAATATGTAGATGCAAATAGCTTTCAA